GGCGAATTGTTTAGATTAACAATTGCATCGGGCGTATCTTTACCCGACTTATACATATACGATGGAGGTAATTGGCAAACTTTACCTCAATATACTGCAAATACGGGAACTGCAAGTATAAAAACACTTACAGGATTGCCTTTAGATGTTAGATATTATAATGCTGGCGATTTAATTATAGTAGGTGGGAAAACTTATATTTTAAATACTGCAAAAACAAGTTGGGATTTATTCACACCCGGCGCAAATACTACAGTAACAAATATAGTATTAAATGCAGGGCAAGTAGGTACAACCCAATTAGCAAACGCATCAATTACAAATATTAAATTAATAGCAAACAGTATTACATCTGATAAATTAGTAAACAATACTATTACAACTAGAGAATTATCTGATGGATCAGTAACAGATGCTAAGTTAGCAGCAAATAGTATTACTTCAGCAAAAATACAATCCGGAATAATAACCGGAAGAGAAATTGCAGGCAATTCTATTCCAGGTAATAGAATACAACTAGGAAGTATTACTTCAGATTTATTAGCTCCAGGGGCAATTGCAATTAGCAGAATAAATGCTAATACATTATCTGAACTATCTCAAAATGCAGGTACATTGACTTCGGGGGTATTAAAATCTTCTGACGGCAAAATGATGATAGATTTAAATAATAAGTTTATAAGAATTGAACTATAAAAATGGCGACTAATGTTTTTTACGCAGGAAATCTATATAAAACATCCGGAGAGCCTGTAGTATCTATATTCAATAATCCATATACAACAGAAGATGATTCCCCGTTGTTTGAAAGACATCGCTATATAGATAGAATTTATTTTGATTCTAGATTTGATTATTTGAATATCAATTATCAAATAGATGTCACTGTTCCTTTTCCTGCGGTATCCGCCGGAGGATCTGGAGAAACAATAACTACTATAGCTTATCACGATTTTGGATATCCTCCTGTTGCTATATTATTAGATACTGATACTCGAGAAGTTGTAACTAATGGTAGTTATATTCATATAGTAAATTTTTCATCATATCGTACTATATCTTTTTTAATGGATTCTACAAAATTTTATGTGAAACAACAATATTCTAATACATTAGATAATTTGCCTGCTATAACAAGAAGATATTCAATAATAGCCTTTAGCACTACTGCGCAAACTCCTTCTTAATATGGCAAACGTATATCTATTAAATTTATCCGATAATCAAGTAACACTAGGTAATGTTTTTGATTCTTCAAAAAGTTATATAGTAAAAGATACATTAGATTATCAATCTAGAACATTTGCTTTTACTAAAGTATTATCCTCTCCATCTTTAAGAGTATACAGAGAACCTATACGAGGGATATTATTAAATGCGTATGCCGACAGAGAAATGCGAGAACAGGTTCCTTCCGATGGTCCAGTATCAGGGCCATTTATAGAAAATTATTCATACACTGGAGAATTAAGAACTGATACATTTGTTAATTTATTATTAATAGATAAACCTCCTGTAAGAACAGGATTTTTTAAGTTTAGTATCGGAACAGTTTCTTTTACTGGTATAGTAAGACAAAGGATTCCGTATGTACATTATGATTGGGAAAGAAATGGTTCTAAATACGAGTATATTAGAAAATCAGATGATTTGGGATATGCCATAGAGATAAGTAAAAATTTATTATATACTGCTGTAACTAATACCAATGGTACTACTTATACTCCTACAAATTTGAATTTCTTTTTAAAAAATCTAAACGGCGGAGAAGAAATAACATCTTTTGCCACTACAGATAATCCGAATTCATATTTACAAAGTATACCTGGAGCAAATGCGAAAATATCTGGAGCATTGCCTGAAAGTATATTTTATATCTCTCCTGAATATGCATTAAGATATATTGCAAGTTATCCAGATTTAATTGCATCTTATGGAACAAATTATGCACTAGGGCAATCTCATTATGCAAGGTATGGTGCGGTTGAGGGTAGAATTATTTCTTTTGATCCTATAGTGTATTTAAATAAGTATCAAGATTTAAGACAAACATATGGATATGATACATATAGAGCAACTATACATTATATAACAATTGGGTATTATGAGGGCAGAACATTAGATTTGTCTAGTGGATTCAACCCTCTAACTGGAGGATTATATGATGAAAGAAATTATTCTATATCATTAACAAATAAGAATATAATTTGGCCTGTAGGTAAAACATCTACGGCTAAAGGAAAACAATTTACATACAAATATGGAACAACTTCCTATTATGTAGGAGCAGCTTTAGATTTTGAAAGTAATGTCATATATTTGAAAGTACAATAATGGGAATATCTTTAAACACATCTAATGCATTTACTATTACCGATAGTTTAGGTAATACTAAATTTTCTTTAGATTATAGAATGCCTCATATTATTCATAATATATCAAGCACCTATATTGAGATTCCTAAAATGTTTAAGCCCGGAGTAAATTCTGATACTCAAAATATAGACAGAGTAGATGAGATTGCGGTGCTGGCAAATACGCATATAACAAGTAATCTTCAAGATAGTATGATATTACCGTTTTTTAAAATTAGCGGAGGATATGCAGATACTAATTCTAAAATTGTTAGCGGAACAGGATCTGTAGTTTTAAGAAGAATTGTACAAGCAACATCCAGAGAACTCTTAGGAACATCCATTCTGAATATTGTTCAAGAAAATGACCAATTAAAATTAGTATGTAATCAGCAATTAGATAGATCAGGATTTGCTAATTATAATGGAGATGATGAAATTTATATTTCATACAGAATATACTACGGAAGATTTAGATAAAATGGCAACAATAAAAAATTTAATTATTGACCAAGGCACTACTTTTGTAGCAAATACTACCTTTGTTTCTGATAGTGGTACTATTTTAGATTTAGCAGGTTATACAGTAACAGGTCAATTACAAAGAACATATCAATCTGCAAATGTTACTGCAAGTTTTAATACTACAATAACTAATAATACTACGGGATCAATACAAATACAACTAGCATCAAATGTAACTGCTAATATATCTGCAGGTAGATATGTATATGGAATATTTGGAAAAAATGGAGATTTTACTATAAAGATAAATGAAGGTATTGTTACTGTAAATCCAAGTACACTAGCAACCGGTCGGCGCTAAGGAATAAATATACAAAAGGATAACAAATGGCACTAATAACAACTAGAGAACAATTAAAAGATTATTGCCTAAGACGATTAGGTGCGCCTGTTATTGAAATAAATTTAGATGACGATCAAATTGAAGATCGTTTAGATGATGCTTTTCAATTCTATAGAGAATATCATTATGATGCTGTAGAAATGGTTTATCTAAAACATGAAATTACTTCAACTGATATAGCAAATCAATATATTCCAGTGCCCGATAGTGTAGTCGGGGTAAGTAGAATGCTTCCTTTTACTAATAGATCAGATGGAACAAATATATTCAGTATCAGATATCAATTATTAATTAATGATTTATATAGTTTAATGTCTACAAATTTGATTTATTATGCTCAGGTTAAAACAGAGTTAGAATTAATAAACCAATTACTTACAGGAATTAAACCTGTAAGATTTAATAGACATATGAATAGACTTTATATGGATATGGATTGGACAGGCGATGTGGATGTAGGTACATTCATTATTGTAGAATGTTACAGAATATTAGATCCAGAAACATATCGAGATGTTTATAATGATATGTTCCTTAAAAAATACGCAACAGCATTGCTAAAACGTCAATGGGGTGAGAATCTTAAGAAGTTTTCAGGTATGCAATTACCTGGCGGAGTAACAATTAATGCGGATGTAATCTATCAAGATGCATTAGCTGAGATAGATAAGATTGAATCTGAAATGCAATCTAGATTCGAGTTACCTGTAGATATGTTCACGGGATAAAATTAAGTATTTAATTAACCGGGACACATAGAAGATGATAACACCGAGTCAATAGGAAGTCAATACAATTATGGCTACTGTTAATCCATATTTTCAATCTGGTAGATCAATAGGAAGAGCTTCTGAACAAAATCTGTACGAAGATCTGATAATTGAATCCATGAAGATTTATGGGTTCGAAGTATATTATTTACCTCGATCAGTTTCGAATCCCGATTTAATCTTAACAGAAGATCCTACAAACAAATATGAACACGCATTTCCAATTGAAATGTATCTTCAAGAAGTGGATGGGTTTGCTGGCGATGATGAATTAATTTCTAAGTTTGGTTTGGAGATTAGAAACTCTGCAAACTTTGTAGTATCAAGACGCAGATGGTCAGATGTTGTAGGATCAACTAACACTTCTGTTTTGAGTACTAGACCTACAGAGGGAGATATAATTTACTTTCCCCAAACGCAATCTTTATTTGAGATAAGAAAAGTCGATAGTCAAATTCCATTTTTTCAAGCAGGCAAATTATATACATATAAAATGAATTGCGAATTGATACAATTCTCAAATGAAATTTTTGATACAGGTGTTGCGGAAATAGATAACATAGCTGCATCTTTTGGAAGAACAATAGAAAATTTCGACATATTATTAGAATCAGGAGACTCCTTGTTATTAGAAACAACTTCTTTAACTCCATTAGTTAATGAAAGCTATACTGTAAATAATGATATTGCAGCTGCGGATAATGAAACTTTTACTGCGGAAGCAGACAATGTATTGGATTTTTCTGAAAGAAATCCTTTCGGAGAGGCATATAGATAATGTTAGATCAAAAATTTTACTGGGGAACTATACGAAAAGCAGTTGTTGCTTTTGGTAATATGTTTAATAATATTACTATAGATCGCAAAGATGCGAATGGTAGTATTATTCAAACAATCAAAGTACCATTATCGTATTCTCCGAAACAAAAATTCTTAACAAAGATAAGACAACACCCTAATGTGGATAATCAGAATTTACAAGTTATTGTTCCTCGTATGGGGTTTGAAATGGTATCTTTAGATTATGATCCTAACAGAAAAATTGCACCTATACAACAATCAAGAACAATTAATAGTAGTACATCGGCAAGCGCTCAGTATGCTCCGACACCGTATAATATTAATATGCTACTTTATATTTACGTGAAGAATCAAGATGACGGTTTACAAATTGTAGAACAAATATTACCATACTTTAATCCTGATTATAATCTTACACTTAAAGCTATTCCAGAATTAGATATTAAAAATGACCTTCCTATTCTTTTAAACTCCATTGGGTTTGAGGATGACTATGAAGGGGACATGACTACAAGAAGATCTATTATTTGGACAATGAATTTTATAATGAAACTTAATTTTTATGGTCCTGTTAATAAACAAGGCATAATTAAAAAGGTTATATCTACTACGTATAATGATGAAAATTTAAATGTAATACTACAAAAAATATCTGCCACCTCAAGTGCAAATGCTACACCTACAAGCGATTATACTTACATAGATACTTTTGAAGATTTTTAATTATGAAAAATTTAGAAAATTTGAATAATCTTTTTAATATTGATCCTATGGAGGAAACTTCAACAGCCATTCAACCTTTGCCTGAAAATTTAAATGGTAATAAGGAAATGGATCAAGAAGAGGATTATCAATTAGCTCGTCAAACGATGCGTAAGTTATTACTTAAGGGCGAAGATACTTTAGATACATTAATTGAATTATCTAAAAGTTCTGAGCATCCAAGAACATATGAAGTTGCTGGGCAATTCATGAAAACTTTATCTGATGTATCTAAAGATTTAATGGGTCTGCAAAAACAAGTTAAAGATTTAAAAGCAGATGATCCTGTAAAAATAGGAACACAAAATAATAATGTTGTGTTTGCTGGCTCTACGAATGAGCTAATGAAAATGCTAGGCAAAAAAGATGACAACATCATCGACCAGTAAAAAATTATCTTATAATGGTAATCCCAATCTAAAACAGATTGGTACGGTTATCTCTTATTCTGCAGAACAAGTTAAAGAAATAATTCGTTGTTCTCAGGATCCTATATACTTTATAGAACAATATTGCCAAATTGTTTCTTTGGATAAGGGCCTAATACCATTTAAATTATACGATTGTCAAAAGAAAAAAGTATTAACCATATTGAATAATCGTAAGGTTATTCTAATGGAAGGC